TGTTGTTAGAATGTTGTTCAAGTAAATATAGTATTAATAAGAAGAATCTTGTTGTTCATGGTGATTGTGGCGTACAAATGCCAACTGGTATCACCATGACCACGGTCCTTAATTCAGTTAGTACTGCATTGATGTACCTCTATGCTATTGCTCGACGTAGTGACAACGTTGTAGAATCAGCGTCGGATTTAGGGTTGGAAGTCAAATTTAAAGATTGTTCTGAAATCGGAGAATTGACATTCCTTAAAGGTTGGTGGCGTAAGAGCCCGAATGACCTTTACATATGGTTACCCTTACCTTCCGCTTTGATAAAATTGGGCAAAATGCTGAAAAATCCCACAGCACTATTCGATATAGAACGAGGACAGGATCCTGAACTATTCGTACGAGATTGTTACCGGAAATGTAGTTATGCACTCGGTCGTTCGTACGGGCATGTCCCTTTCGATTATCCGATATTTGGGCCCTTCCTTGCAGCTCTCATTAGATGTGGCAAGGAGATTCCAGAAGGTAGTCTTCCAAGTCTAGAAGAATCATGGAAACCCCGAATTGAGGGTCCAGTCTTGATAGACAGAACTGAGGCTATTTCAGCAATAGTAGCGCGCTATAATATTCAATTTTTTGATATTTTGCGCGTAGAATTGTTGCTGAATTCAGTTAATAGCGTCCCTAGTTATTTACAAGATCCAGTGTTCGATGTGCTTTGCGCCATTGATTACTAAATCTAATTAATTTCATTGGGACGCTTATGGAGCAGCATTCTTGCCACAGAACAGGGTAGCGACCCCTCTCCTAGCGAGCCGGCTAATAACCGACGGGATTTAATAAACAATTGTGGCAAAATTTCACAGATGTCTCAAGCAAATATACGCAAAAATCGTCGTGGTCGTAAGAAAAACTCCAGCGCTAGCATACCACAGGTTGCTGGCCAGGGTGCCTATATTACTGACACGGTGCTTCCAGCTCTTCGCAAAATCTTTCCTCCTGGCTCTTTTGAGAGAGCTGGTAGAGGAGTTGGTGCAATGGCTGGCAGTGCTGGAGGGTCTCTAGTTCCGGGTTCCGGACCTATTCTTTCTAAGATTGGGTCTTCTCTTGGTTCCCGTCTAGGGTCATCTATCTCGAGATTGGTCGGTTTTGGTGATTATGAAGTTAAGTCTAATAGCTTAACTAAATTCCCAATGATCATTCCTCCTGGAGATGCTATTCCCTCGTTCGGAATAATGGGCTCGTCCACGCGCGTTAAACATAGGGAATATTTGGGTGATATTGTCGTTCCTTCTTCTCCGACAGCGTTCACGAATATTACCTATACAGTCAACCCGGGTGATAATTTCACGTTTCCGTGGTTGTCTGTTATTGCTTCTCAATATCAGCAATATAAATTTGAAGGGCTCGTATTTGAGTTCAAGACTTTATCTTCTGATATCACATCTGGTGGAGCTCTAGGAGCTGTAGTGTTAGCATCTAATTATGATGTGGTTCAGCCTGCGTTTACATCAAAGATCGAAATGGAGAATTCTCAGTTCGCTGTTTCTACGAAACCTTCTTGTTCTATTATGCATACTATGG